CCTCAATCAAGCAATCAACATTGCAAACACTGTTGCGTTGACCTTGCACGACTTAGAGGCTTTTGACAATCCATCTCCAATGAGCATTGGCGTTGGCCCCTTGGGTCGCGTCTATGTGTGGGATGTGGTTCCTCAAGCTGCTGTTGCAAACAACATTGCCGCTTCACAAACTCCCACCACCGCTGGTGCATTGACCTTAACGGCTGGAACCAACGTGAAGTCAATTACTTCAGCCGCTGGTACTTCTGCATTTGCGCTTGATGTTCCTCGCGGTGTTCGCGTGACGACTGCAACTGCCGCCGCTGCAACTTTGACAAGCGTTGTGATTGCGGGCACTGGTGGTCAAATCACCTTTACCTCTCAAGCAGGCTTGGTAACTGGTCAGCGCTTGACTATCTCTGGCACTTTAGGTGGCACAGGTACTATCACAGGCTATACAGACCCAACAACCTACATCCTGACCGCTGTGACAGCGACTTCTGCAACTCTGACCACAACGGCAGGCGCGGCAGTTGTAACCACCGCAGGTACACCAACAGGTTTGACCTACACATTGGGCGTGGCTCCAGTAACTGTGACTGTTTCTGGTTTTGACATTTATGGTCAAGCGATGAGCGAAGCAATCACTTCTAGCGCCGCTGTAAGCACTGCTGTAAGTGGTTTGAAAGCCTTCTACCTTGTTACCTCTGTGAGTGTGAGTGGCGCTACTGGTACTGCTTTGACTGTTGGCACAACCAACGTGTTGGGTTGCCCAGTTCGCGTTCCTAACATTGCTTATGTAGCAAGCGTTAAGAGCAACAATGCTTTGGCGCAAGATAGCGGTACTTTTACTGCCGCTGACACCAACACTGCTACGACCACCACTGGTGACGTTCGCGGTACATACCTCCCTGTTACTGCCTCGAACGGTATCGTTCGCACAGTGGTAGGAATCTTGTTGCCAGCCATCGCTGTCGGCCCTAACGCAACTCGCGTTGGCGCTCTCGGCGTAACACAAGCCTAAAGGAGAAGGTCATGGGTCAATTTAAACCAATGGTCAAGATGATGACCACTGAGCCTTCAGTTGAGTTAAAACTCAAAAAAGGCGGCAAGGTGGCCAAGAAAGCTATGGGCGGCATGATGGGTTCACCCATGAGCGCCGCTGGCGCTATGCCCCCTGCAATGCCTGCCCGTGGCGGTATGCCAATGGCTGGCTCGCCAATGAAGCCTTCGTTGGCTATGCGTCGTCGCGCCATGAAGGGCTTGCCCGCTGGTGCAGGTCCTGCTGGCCCAGTTGGCGGCGCAGCTTTAATGCAGCCTGCAATGCCAATGTCTGCACCTCCCATGAAAAAAGGCGGTATGGCGCATGGCGGTGAGTCTAAGAAAACGCACATGGCTGAAATGTCGAAGATGAAGGGTCTTGCAAAGGAGCTTAAGTCTCACGAGAACAAGCCTGCTTCCAAGGGCCACAAAGGTTTGGCCACTGGCGGCGTTGTCAACGGCCAAGGCGGCTACAAAAAAGGCGGCAAGGTCATGATGGCTAAGGGCGGTGTGGCTGGTGACGGCATCATCAACACCGAAGGCCAAGGCGGCAAGTATCGCAACACCATGATGCATACATCCAAGCCTGACCACGCACCTGCCAAAACTGGCGGCGTGAAGTTGGGTAATGGCGGAGGTTACAAAGAAGGTGGCATGACCATGGTTGAGAAGGGCGGGAAGATGGTTCCTGACTTTGCGGCTGATGGTAAGGGCAAAATGAAAAAAGGCGGCATGGCCTACGCTACTGGCGGCGTCACAAAGTCAAATGCTGGCGGCTATAAAAAGGGCGGCAAGGTCAAAGGCATGATGGACGGCGGCATGGCTGGTAACAGCATGATGGGCAACGGCATGATGAGCGATGGCATGATGGATGAAGGCATGTCTGGCTACGGTGCTTACAAAAAAGGCGGTTCCACAAAAAAAGCCTACGCGGCGGGGGGAACTGTTAATTCAGGTCGTCCCGTCGCGATGCCCCAAGGCGCTAAAAAGCCTTCGTCTCCTGTAAGCATCAACCGTTTTGCTGGTACTTTCAAAAAGGGTGGCAAGGTCACCCCCGCTGAAGGTAAATTGATGAAGAACTTTGGGTCTGAGAACAAGACTGCTATGAAGCAGGCAAAGGCTCAATCCAATGAGGTTTACAGCAAGTACCAGAAGATGCAAAAAGGTGGCTCTCCAACTCCAGACGAAAGTTTCTTTGACAAAAACAAAGTAGACCCAAAGTCTGTAAGCGACAAAGCAAATCGTGAGTTAGAAGAAGCAATGAACCCTTTGGGCATGGCAAAAGACTTAGGACGACACATCATGCGTTCTTTTGACCCAGAAGGTTACTTCAAAGGCGATGAGCGCAAGAAGTTGTTTGAGGGCGAAGCCCGTCGATACATGGCTGACAAAATCAAGTCAGACCGTGCGGCAAACGGGCAAGGTTCTGTTACTCAGACTGAAAAGTCTGTAACAGTATCCCCAGCAGGTAAAAAGCGCGGCGGACGCGCTTGTTGAAAACGAGTAGGGGCTTCGGCCCCTGCTTTTTATTAAGGGAACAAAATGGCTAACACAGTAGCGACGCAAACTATTTTTGACGGGGAGCGCACAGCAATTCAAAAATTTGATTTTTTGTGCGATGGCTCTGGCAATGAATCTGCGGTATTAAAAGTAGATGTGTCTACTCTTTCGTCAAGTGCTTCTGGCAAGGCGTGCGATGGCGTCACAATTCTAAAAATTTACGCATCAACGCATGGTTTGCAAGTAGAAATTTTGTGGGATGCAACAACTGATTTGTTTTGTACTGGTATTCCAACAAACACATTTTACAGCATGGATTTTTCATTGTTTGGTGGACTTCCAAACAACGCGGGTGCTGGTAAAACTGGCGATATAAGATTTACCACATTGGACGCCTCCGCAGGAGATTTTTATTCAATCACACTTGACATGATTAAATCCTATGCCGACTAAATCTTCTTCGCAACACAAGTTGATGGCGGCGGTAGCGCACAACCCTGACTTTGCCAAGAAGACTGGCATTCCTCAGAAAGTTGGCAAAGAGTTTGTTCGCGCTGATAAACGCATGGCTGATGGCGGCAGCGTGAACAAGGCTGGTAATTACACCAAGCCTGAGCTGCGCAAGCGTATTGTGAGCCAAGTTAAGTCTGAAGCCACGCACGGTACAGGTGCGGGCCAATGGAGCGCAAGAAAAGCGCAGCTTGTGGCCAAGCGCTACAAAGACGCAGGTGGTGGTTATCGTGATTAAAGATTCGCAAAAATCATTGAAAGATTGGGGCGATCAAAAATGGAGAACCAAAAGTGGAAAACCGTCTAGTAAAACAGGTGAAAGATATCTTCCAGAAGCTGCAATTAAAAGCCTCAGCCCTGCTGAGTATGCTTCGACGACCAAAGCAAAAAGAGCAGGCAAAGCCGCAGGAAAACAATTTGTAGCCCAACCAAAAAAGATTGCGCAAAAAACAGCCAAATACAGGTTTTGACTATGCCAAAAAACAATGCATCAATAGCCAAGTCTTTGAAGGCGGCTGGTTTCTATGAGCCAAACAAAAAAAAGTCTGAACGGCTAAACATCGTCAAAAAAGTAACAACCAAGCCTCAGCGGGTAAAAATTGTTGACGAGGTGTTTGAGGGCAAGAAATTTAAAGATGGCGGCCCGTCCCTTGCCATTGGTCGAGGTGAGAAGTTGCCAGCCAAGCAAGGCGCTGGATTGACGGCCAAAGGGCGTGCAAAGTACAACCGTGAGACTGGCTCAAATTTAAAGGCTCCACAGCCCCAAGGCGGACCCCGTAGGGATGCTTTTTGCGCGAGAATGGAGCCTGTGGCAGAAAAGAGCGAAAAGGGCAGTAGGTCGCGTGCTTCGATGCAGCGTTGGAATTGCCCCGGCTGGTAAGGACAACGACATGGCATATTCAGGTTCAGTAGGTACAACCGTCATAACGGTGCAAACGCTGATTGACCATGGCGCACGTCGCTGTGGGAAATTGGCCGAAGAGCTGACCTCTGAGCAGGTCCTGAGTGCCCGCGAGTCACTGTTTTTCCTGTTGTCCAACCTGATAAACATTGGCATTCAATATTGGGCCATCAGCAAAAAGGTCTACGGCTTTACAGCAGATAAAGCAACGTACCTGCTGCCCCTTGGCGGCAACGACGTGCTTAATGCGTTGTACCGTTATATGAACCGCCCTGACGGCAGCTACACATCATCCGCAGGCGGCACAGTGGCCAATCTGTACGATGGTGATGTAGACACGGTATGCACTCAAACCTCTGCAAATGGAAATTTTGCTATCAACTTTGGCCCGTCCAACCCCATTTTTATTGGCTCAATTGGGTTCCTGCCTGCCTCCAGCGGCACTAAATCATTCATCCTCGAATACTCGCTTGACAACGTAACTTGGGCAACCTTGGTTGATCTTGGGTCCATCGCCGTGGTCGATAACGAGTGGGTTTGGACCGACATTGCCAACGGCCAGACCGTGCCGTACTACCGCATCCGCGCCTACAGTGGGACCACTTTGAGCCTGCGAGAATTGTATTTTGGCAACAACAGCACAGAGATCACCATGTCGCGCCTAAACCGCGATGACTACACCAACCTACCCAACAAGAACTTCACAGCCAATCAGCCGTTCCAGTTTTGGTTCAATCGCACGATTCCCCAGAGCGAGATCGTGCTTTGGCCAACGCCGCAAGACGCCTTTTATCAAATGACCAT